TGATTCGGGCGAGGGCAAACAGCGCACCACGCGCCGCGGAATCGACGAAATTAAAAACATGCTCGACGGCCTGTACGCAACCGAGGACCACTACATCAACGAGCTGTCCTGTATGGGTATCGTGAGCCTGCGATTGAGGCGGCGCCCGTGAAATTATCACCGAAATATAACCGCATATATTACAAGGCGCGCGCGAAAATACGTGAGACCGTCCACGCCATAGCCGACAGTGTGCGCCGCTCATCCCCTGTAGCCTATCTCGGTACGGGCATATCGTCCCCGAATTTCGGCGGCGGGAAGTGGCCCGGCGGGATGAATACCCGAGCGCCGATCAACATCCACGACCATTACGCGATCCGCCAACAGGTCCGCGAAAAAATGACGGACTCGATCGAGTGCCGCGCGCTCGTAAACACGATCGTCGATACGGTCGTGGACGTGGGTATCTACTGGAAACCGACGCCGATCGCCGAAATCCTGGGCATCACCGACGACCAGGCCGAGGCATGGGCCGAGAACGCCGCGAAGAGATTTCACTTGTGGGCGCAATCAAAAAAATCGTCCCGCAACCGCGTCAATAATTTTTACCAGAATACGCGGTTGTACGAACTCCAGAAACAGCGCGACAACGACGTATTCACGCGCCTATACTATGGCCGCGACAAAGATCAAATCAACCCGCTTCAAATCGAATTCTTTGACCCGAACCAGATACGCGGTCATGGGTATACATCGACCTACACGCCGCTCCTATCCGACGATGGCATAATCCGCGACCAGAACGGCCGCGAGATCGGCTATAAAATCTGGACCCGTGGGGCCGATGGCGCATACGTCGAGCAGACCATCCCGGCCGTAGGCGAAAAATCGGGCCGGATCATGATGTTACACGGCTACAACCCTGAATACGCCGGACAGGGGCGCGGATTTTCTAGCCTCGCCCACGCAATACAGGAGCTCGCCGATCTTACTGATTTCAAGGCGTCGGTGCTCCAGAAGGCAATCAACCAGGCATCATTCGTCGGCGCGGTCGAAAACGATCAACAGGACGCATCGCAACCCCTTGCCGGTCGCGTAGCCGGCCCGATCCGCGAATACGGAAGCGTTCCCACACCGTCACCCGACGCGCGAAACGTGACCCCCGAAAGCCTTGAACCGGTCGTAAATTGGGCCGTCGCACCCGAGGCGACGATACGCCAGCCCGGATCGATGTTAGTCGGCAACCTCCGTCGCGGCGATAAATTCAAATTCCTGCAGGACACCGCCCCGAGCGCGTCATTTGACGCATACGTCAATTCGGTATTCTCGTATATCGCCGCATCGAAGGGGTGGAGCGTCGAGCTCGTACTTAAAAAATTCAATGCCAACTATTCCGCGAGCCGTGGCACGCTGTTATTGTGCTGGCGTACCGCGCAAATCGAGCGACAGGAAACCGTCTCGGATTTCTGCGAACCGATAGTCGAAATGTGGCTTGCCGAGGAGATCGCCGCCGGTCGTATTATGGCCCCCGGCTGGAGCGATCCACTTCTCCGTGCCGCCTGGATGTGCTGCGAATGGAGTGCGCAACCCATGCCGAACATCGACCCGAAATCCACAATGGAAGCCGATCGTGGCTACGTGGAACTCGGAGCGCAGACCCTTGACGACGTGGCCCGCAACCTGAACGGTTCGTCGGGCAAGGCAAACCGACTTAAAAACGCGCGGCAATACGAGGAGTTACCGACTCCTCCATGGCCGAGGGCACCGATAACCAGTGAGAGCGCGAGCGATAGAGATACGGATAACACATAACGGAGGAGTCATGAATTGGAGGAGAAAACTATTGCTTACATTGCAGGTATCATCGGTAGTATTGCTGGTCTCATCATTGCTATTGCTGGTTGGTTCGTTGCGCGCATGGTCCGGGGATACGACGATCAAATCAAAGCCCTGTTCCGAAAAATCGACGACCTCCGCGATGACCTTGCCGAGCGAACAGCCGATATCCCCGCTATAAAAACGGATATCGAATGGATAAAATCGGAGGTCAAAAAATAGTGCTTGACAAATACATATTATGTCCCATAGTAGCGGCATAAATGGATAAGATTTTAGAAATAATTTCGCGATTCAAGGAAATTAAGTTCACCGGAAAAACCGTGATTATAATATCGGTCAACCAGGGTGGAATTATATCAGTGGAGGAATACAGAAAAAAGTAATCATCGCGCATAATTTTTAGCGGAGGCTGTAGCGCCCGGCGATGCCGAGGAATGCCCTATAAGACCGCATCTCTAACAAGAGGTGTGGTCTTTTTTTGTTTAAAAAAAACTATGAAAAAAATAATCATAAACGGTGAAATCGGATGGGAGGTCACGACTCAGGGAGTCCGGGCCGAACTCGACGCCGCGGCTGGTGACGATCTGGATATTCAGATTGCGAGCCCTGGCGGATACGTGTCCACCGGCCTCGCCATATTTAACCTGTTCCGCGATTACAAACGCGAGCATCCCGGCGCTCAGATCGTCGCCACGATCAAAGGCGTCGCCGCGTCGATGGCCACCTATCTCGCCGTCAATCCCGCGTTCGACCTTGTGGCCGCCGAGGACAACGCCGTATTCATGATCCACAACGCAATGGGCGGAGCGAGCGGCGACTACCGCGATATGCGAAAAATGGCCGAAATCCTCGATGGCGTGACGCAGATAGTCGGCAAGGCGTACACCGCGAAAACCGGAACAGCACTCGACGAAATCCGCGACATGATGGACGACGAGACGTGGTTATTTGGCGACGAAATAAAAGAGGCCGGATTCGTCGATGAAATCATAAAATCGTCCGATGCCGATACCGACAAGCCGGCCGCGCTCGCCCAGGCGAAAGTAAAATTCAACGAGATGGCCGCGAAACTTTCTGCGAAACGCGATGACGTGCAGCAGATAGCAGCACTCATAAAAATCGAAACCAGCAACGCGCACAACCCCGCACCAAACGCGGGCAAAAATACTATGGAGGTTCAAAAAATGACTCTGAACGAATTTTTGAGTCAGAACCCCGCCGCGAAAAATGAGTATGACGCCGAACTGTCGGCGAAATTCAATGCGGGGAAAATCGAAGGCGAAAACGCGGTCAAGGCGCGCATCGCCAAAGCCGCACCCTTTCTGATGTCGGATTGCAAATATCCGAATCAAATCAAAGACCTTGCCGTCGGCGTCATCAAGGGCGAGAAATCGACCGAAGGACTCGAAACCGCCGTTGCGGTATACGACGCCCTTGCCGAGAAGTCGAACTCCGAAGTCGCTGCCGCCGAATCAGCCGCGACCGCCGCCGTGAGTGGACAGCAGCCCGCCGCCGAGCCGAGCAAGGACGGCGTCATACGCAACGAGGCCGATCTGCAGGCCGCAATCGCGGACGCGAAAAAATCCCTCGGAATGGAGGTGAAGTAAAATGGCAGTCCAGGCACGACAGGATAACAGCACCCGCCCGCTCATACTGAGCGAGAACAGTCTCGTAAAAAACGGAACCGTCATGGATCTGAACGCGCAGCGCACCGGGCCGCTTCTGTATGGCACGCTCCTCGCGAAGGTCGTCGGCGGTGACAATCTTTGGACCCCGTGGGTAGACGTAACCGCCGTTGACGGTGGAGCGGTCCCGCGCGGCATATACCTCGGCGACGACATTTCGCTCGCCGATTTCGCGGCCGCCCAGGGCATGATTGAGGATTGCCCTATCCTCGTCGGCGACGCCACCGTGAACGAGGCACTCGTCGTCTGCGACCAGGACATACTCACGCTCGAATCCATCATCGGCGCGGCTACGGTGTGGGCGGTTTCCGGACGGCTTGCGCTGAAATCGGCCGCGAACATATATTGTGAACTCACTGTCGCAATCAGTGAGCACGAGAACTAAGGAGGTTAAACGAAATGCTTACTCCCAACAGCGTTGACGCATACAGCCGGTTCATGGACGAGCTATTTGACGAGAAAGAGGTCATAAATGTCTCGACCGTCTGGCAGCAGTTTTTCGGCAAGCCAGGCAATGGCGGCAGTAAAACCATTTACAGCCCCGACAGCGAGGTTGTCGATATCGACATCATGCGGGGCAATGAGCGCGTCGCCGCAATGATCCATCGCGGAACCGACAGCCGGTTTCTGAACATGATGCGGAACACCAGCACCCAGGACTACAGCTCGTTTTCCCGCGTGTATCCGCTCTGCGAGGAACTCGGCGACATATCGGCCGCGCAGATTAACCGACGCATGGCCGGTGAAAATCCGTACGAGGCCATGAGCCGTTTTTCGCGACTTCGCGGTCTCGCGCGCGAGCATCACATGGAACACATACGCCGGTACGTGCGATTGTTTGAGATTCTGGCGGGCCTATCCCTTATGGGCGGCCAGCATCCCGCGATTCTCGGTTCCGCGAATGCCGATAACTGGTATGATTTCCGCCGCAACGCCGCGCAGATCGTGCAGCCCGCCGTACCATGGAATCAGCCCGGAGCCGACATCCTCGGTGACATCGATAACGCAATAACCATCCTCCGCCAGAACGGACATGTTCGCCCGAATGTGATGTTCATGGGCGGCGACGTGTGTCAGGTGTTCCTCTCCGACTCCGTGATACAGTCGTTCGCGGACATCACCGGGTACTCGTTCGTTCGCGCAGGCGTTGACGGTTATACGCTCCCGTCAAATCTCGCCGACCTTGTGGACGCCGGGGCCGACGTAATAGGCAGACTCACCACTCCGCGCGGCCGTACGCTCTGGATAATGACCTATGACGCGGTGTACACCGACGGCGCGGGCGATGCGCAGCCTTATCTCCCGCTTCAGACCGTGTTCATCGCCTACTACGGCGCCCGTTGCGACCGGTATTTCGGACCTCCGGAGCGGCTCCCGATAACGAGCGTTGAAAACGCGTGGTATCAGGAAATGTTCGGCATGAACATGCTTGAGCCCATGAAGCCCGCAAACATAAAAAGTTCCGGCATCGTGACCCCGGCGATGTTTTACTGCGACGCTTACCCGGCCGGCGACAAGAAAAAGGTGACGATCCGCACCCAGAGCGCGCCGATTTTCGCGACCACCCAGACGGATGCGTTTTTTACCTATCATCACGTCCTCGGCGGAAGCGAGAGC